CAGTAGTAATAAGATTAGCGCCGCGGGCAATTGTTCCGTATGGCCCGGGTAGAAAAGCGGCTGCACCTGTAATAGTGCGTAGTATGGCAAGCACTCTTTTCCAAAAATCGGCATTCATAGATGCTGGTACACCTAATGGTAAGGCGAGAGCGAGCTCTCTATACGCAGCCAAAGCGGTGTGATCTTCAGGTGGTGAAACGGTGCAATATTCGTAGACGCTAGCTTGAGGGTTGACGGTGTACTCGTAACAGGCCCATGTACGAATAATAGCTGTCTGATTAGCGGACATGCCAGATATGCGAACGACAAGCGAGTCGAAATCATTGGCTAGGCCTGTTAGATAATTAGAACCAGCAAGCTGACCGAAGTCGGAAGTTTGGACGTTGATAGGTATGCTAGTTTGATTTTCGAGAATCGGTGTAAAACCAAAAGTCGACGCGGCGTTGTAACAACCTCCGAAGAAGCCGTCGAAAAAGTTGCCGACATATCTGTTAGAATTAGTAGATGTAGTGCCGGCTAAACCGGTGATAGTGTACTCGTTGACAAAATGAGAAGTAATGTCAGATGAGATAACAATACGCAAAGGTAAGCGCCATGCTTGAATTGAGCCGCTCCAAGACATCTGGTTCTGAGTGCAAATCAGCTCAATATGATTGGAGACAGCACGAAAAGAATTGACGATGTCAGTCGTCTGGCCAGCAGATGGAAACAGAGTAGAGAAGTCAGAGTAATTAACGGCGACCCAGCTAGATGTAAGAGCAGCAGGTGGTACGTTTTGAGCAGTGGCGTAAGTGAAATATGCAACGCCAGGCACAGGGGCAAGAATGATGTAATAATCACTAGAAGATGTAAAAATAGTGTTGCCATTGTACCGATGTTTCTTAAGCAAGGATTGCCCGCGATATGCATCAGGTATGCCCTGAACTTGTGTTTGAGTGAAATCAGGTGGGGCAAACGCGCATTTGAGGAAAGACATGCCCGCTTGAGTTATGGGCGGACCGCTGATCATGCCAGGACGTCGCATATTGTTAACAGTGCTGTTGTTGATGCGAGGATTGTTGACAGTACGAGCGAGGCGCCTGATGCGGTTGCGGGTTTGTCGTATGATGCGCCGAGCTGGTAGTGAACGTGGGCGTGGTGGTAAAGGGCGAAGTCGTCGAAAACGTGGTGGTAATCGTTGTTGTCGCCGCCTACGTTTAGATGGTAGGTTGGTGTTTAACGTGACAGATGTCATAGTCTAAGTATATTTGCCTGCGAAAAAATAACGTTAGCAATTGAACGTGGTTAGATATTTTGAAGAATTGCTTTACTTAGTTTGAATAGCAGTGTAACTAATGACAGTAATGGTGGTGTGAATGTTTATAAGTCCCCTTTGAGAGAGGCGCCATGATAATAACATTCCTTATCGAATTTATAGAGGTGTTCGTATGGACGACGAGCACCGGCGTGGAGAAAAGAACAAAGTTGGTAAACTTCGATAGGGTTAATAGTAGATGTCTTATTTGTCCAGTTATAATATTCAGCGAGAGCATGGCAGCCGTGGTTTAAAGCGGCATGAGATGTAATGCAAGCTAGATCAGCGTCTAGATTTATAATAGCTTCGCGAAAATGTGCTGGATTATAATAAATATTGGATAAAAATTTAGTAGCTTTACGTATAACATCGGGGAAGTAACCGTATGGTGTGACAATAAAACCAGCAAACTCAGCGAATGGTGGATTTTCGATCTTAAGTTGAAGACCACGGCTAGAACACCAATTAAGAGATTTAGGGTTAGGTTTGATGTTGGTGCCTATAACCAATGAATCATCGCCTTTAAAAACAGCAACGACAAGGATGTTAAATTCAACGATAAGTGCAGTGGCCATCATGTTGAAAAGAGTGTTACCAAACAACGTGAGTGGTTCACCGGAGTGCATTTTCTGGTTGCCGTAAAGTTTCATGCAGTCATCAGAAATAACCCATTTGGTACGCATTTGACGATAGATATTCAGTAATCGGTCATTACAACCAAATGCTGAAAGAAAAAAAGAATTAATGATGGGTACACCTCCCACATGGATGAATCATATTCAGTGAAATCGTTGGCGAAGTTCTCAAGAGTAAGACCTTGATCGATGGCTTCATTAATGTATTGAGAAACGTCATGGCCGATCTCGGCATCGGCTTTATTAGAATTATAAAATACATTAGGTAACAAAATGGATTGTAG